TACCAGAAGATTGAATCCGGCAGCAATCAGTTCGCCCGTAATCGTTACGAACTCAGTATTTGTGATAGAGAGAGAATCCAAAGCATTGCCCGGAACCGTTAGTTGAACGAGTCCGTGGCTCATTTTCGTGAAGCCGATTTTCGTTTCGTCAACGTCCAGAATTGTCGCAACGTTTTCGATAAGTTCCCGTGTAGACCCTTCGTTGGTCATCTGCTGGAACTCAGCAATAAGACGAGAGCGGTACTTCTCTTTGCCTTCGCCCTGCTTCGACGGCAGGTCTACGAGCTTCGCAAGCTCTTCAAGTTGGTCGACCGTCTCCGCGTCCTGGACCGACGCGGCCTTATCGGTGTTCTCAATGTCGTCGTCAAGCCTGTCTATCGCATGGCCGACCGTATCAAGGAGTTTAAAGTTTCCAGTAGACCTGTTCGTTGGCATCCAACCGGGGATGCGCCTGAGGATGTACTGGCCGGAGTCAGAGACTTCAGCGTCAGTAATGGTTGTTCCCATGCGTTACTTGTCCGTGGTACTGAATGTCAAGGACCCGTCCGTCGCGTCGGATGTAGCGACCTCGTTATCAGCGATAGTGATGTTTGAAGTGTTACCGGAAGTCGAAGACGTGTCCACGGTTAAATTGTTGATGTCGTGAACGCCTGCCACTTCTCGGATAGCAAACTCTACTTCACCGTAGATAACGTTGTCTCCTGAACCGAGGCCGTGGGAGTCATTACCCGAACTGAAAAGGCCACCAATGTAGTCCACAATAGAGTCTCTGACGGCTTTCTTTCCTTCAAAGTTGTCAGTAATGGTGAGGTCAGCATCGACGGAGATTTTGATGCTCTGCGGTCGAGAGAACTCTATCGTGATAGCTTGTCCGTTCGGAAGGTCAGCAGATGCAGAGTCCTTGGCTCCGTTGATGCCGCCCCACGAAGTGTCTCCCGCCGCCATCGTGTGAAGAATAGCGTCAGCAATGTCTTCGGTGTTGCCGCCCTCGACGACAAGCTCGAACCCGTCGTTGTCAGCATCAGAGTCGTTTTCGATGATGAAGATGTTTACCGACGTAACTCCGTCCAGTGCCTTCACTGAATTGACCAGAGCCGGGGCAGAAGCCCGTGATCCTTCGGCCAGTTCTTCTTTTGCTCGCTGGCGAAGCTCCTCGTCGGTTTCTTCTGCGCTGCCGCCGTTTGTTTCATGCTTGTTCGTGACGTATTCGACCCCAGTCGGGGGGTCAGGCATCACAATGATAGTATCGGGGGCAGTATTACCGAGGATGCCCGGTTCTATTGCCTCGACTGGCGCGGTCGAAGCGGTCGCTGTCATGAAGTCCCAGTACTTCTTCGCGTTTGCATCACCGCTCTTGAAACCAATCCCGCCCCCGGTATGGGTCGGGTCGTTACCATCCAGACTGGCGAACTGGTCATCGTTCCCGTCGAGGAAAACCAGCGAGAAGTCGCCGCCCCGGCCCCAACGGACCTTTACTTTCACCCGCTCACCACTCGGAACACCAGCGGTGGTGTCTTCGACCACCGTAGACTTGGTGCCGCCCTCGACCACTTCGAGGGCTACACGGTCGGTGTCGTGGTCAACGACGATCTGATAGTAATTGTCGGTATCGATATAAGAAAATAGTGTAATGGAAACACCGTTCGCGCCAACCTGGCTGTAAAACCTAAAGTCGGTTCCCTCGTTTAGCTCAAGGTCAGTTCGGTAAATCTTGACATCGCTTTTTGCCGGGCCTTCCAGAGAACGGCTGTCTTCAAGAACGGTAGTAGACTGAACGCTAAAATCGGATGTGTCGCCCCCGTACTCTGCAATATCGTTGTCTTCGAAGTCGTCGTATTCACGAAGAATTGCAGTATCGGTTGTTTCAAACTGAACTGGGTCAGACGAGTCAGTCTGAACTTCAGTCCCGGCTGGAACCGTATAGTTCGACTTTGCCGGAGTGTCCCGGCTGAACGTGACGTAGCCCTCCGCACGCCCCGCCTTATCGCGTTTGACACCGATAAGGGCGCACAGGAGGTCGAGGGCTTCGCCTTCAGCATTGTCGATTTGGGTAGACTTGAGAACCAACCCGATGTCCAACTGGGCATCGGCAAGTCGCATGGCGATAGGCCGGTAGAAGTTGCGGATGACGTTCAGCGACGTGTCGTTGAGTTTTTCATCCCAGTAGTCTTTCGCGTCGGCTATCATTGCGTCGAGGATAGCCTCCGTCGTCTTTTCGTTGAAAGTGCCGTCTTCTATTGTCATAAATTAGGTAACTACTGGACAGTGATGTCTTCCTCAAACTCGGCCTCGTCAGTCGAGGAGTACGATACTCTAACTTCGAAGGTGTCCGATTCGCCGAGTTTTTCGTTGATGCTGATGTACTCGATACTGTCGAGGAGATCGTGTTCGCGGGCGACACGAGTCACCTCAAGATTGATTCGTTCTTTGATGTTCTCTCGGCTGGAAAGACCCAAAACCGTCCCGTACATGAAATCGGTCAACATCATCACGATCGACTGCTCGAACGCCTCGCGCCCGCTGACCGTAGCGAGGTCGTTCCGGTCGTCCAGATGGACCGAGAAGTTACTGTTGAGTTTGAGGTCTTGCATCGGTGAGTCTTCTGCTATCGGTTACTGCGGCGGGTCTGTCGTGTCAGAGCCACCAGAATCGGTCCACGAGTAGCCGTGTGTGTGGTCCTTGAAAGGAATACCTTGAATTTTGACCTTGGAGCCAGAGTCGATAGTTATATTCTCGCTCGCTTTTAGCGATAAAGCTTTGATAGCTTCTATATTGATTTCCGTTTCAGAGTCAATACTTAGCTCCTTACCTGCCTTCAGCGATACGGTACCGTTGGCTTCGAGGTTTAGTTCACCGGAAGCACTAATGTTACAGTTGTACTTCCCGCCGTCCGTTTTTCGAAACGAAGCTCGCGTATCCTTGTCAAGCTGAACAATCAGTTCTCCTTCTTCTACACTGTCAGGAACGTCTGTTGCCGTTGAGATTACGTCTTGGATGAAACGGGTTCCGTCCTTCAGCGAATCCATTGCAACAATGTCTCCCTGTTCCGGAACCTCGATGAAGCCGGAGTGAGACTTCATTACGGGAACGTCTCGGTATTCAGTATTTACCCGAAGTGCCCGAACGCTACAATAAACGACTCCATCCTTGTAATTAACTGTAGTTACGCTTCCGTGTTCCATGAGTTACCGTTAGACCTCTGATTGTCCTTCCAGGGTTTCTGTTACTACGTCTTCACCACCGAGAAGCCCGCCAAATATGTCCTCCTCGCTGAGATATTCTTTAGACTGTGGATTAAAGTAAAACATAGTAGACTTGATTGGGTTATCGGGATACATCCCCAAGTCGGCAAAAACCGACCAGTTTCCTGCCTCTGTCACATTGTGTTCTACACCAGTAACGAGGTACACTTCGTTGTTGACGAAACCACCACAGGAATCATCAATATCGTAGTTAGTTCCGATTGCCCCGCTATCAACTCCTGGATTATTGAAGTATCTATCGTTGGGTACAAGATGGAGCAAGTCTCCCGGAGTCAAATGGTTCAATTCCGAAACTTGTTCTCCAGACAGTTGCGGGTCAATCTCAACGGTCCCTGTGTTTTGTTTTTTCATTTTCTCCCGAAGCGCGGCCCTCGCAACGTGAGGCAGCGCGTCTCTCTTTGCGTCTTTATTCTTGATAGAGAACGTCAACCCGTAATCAATGTCGGTTCGTGTGGCGTAACCGGTTGCAATTACGTCGCCAACGCCGCTACCATCGTTGTTCGTGAACCAGCCGACAACATCTTTTACCTGGTCAAAGTAACGAGGGTCGTCCATCCAAGTCCCTTCGACGATGACAGACTTTACTGGCTCTCTTGGGTGAGTAACGTTCGGGTCTTTATATTTCCATACCCGTTCGTCATTCGGAGCGGCAAGATGGTGGACCGGGTTTGCTTCAGGGAACCCAACGTAAAGGTTTCCGTCAGTGCTTGTCCACGTTGTGAGGCCGAACTTTTTGTTCAGACGAGCTATTGCTTTCAATGGACTGACTTTGTTAAAGTCGAACGCAAAGTATGAATCGGCCAGTTTTTGAGTATCGTTTTGCTCAACGTCGTCAACGTTTCCGGCAAACATCCAACGATTGAGATAACCTCCCGCTTCTCGGATTTCCTTAATCGAAAAGCCTTTTCCGTCGGCGTTATCGTCGTTAAAATTAAAGTCCAGACCGGCTTCGCCAACAAGGACCGTTTCTTGGTTTTGAGGAACGCTAAAGACGGGTCTATCTATCAGGCCGTTTGTGACTTTATCAACACAGTACTTGTACGCTTTGTAAAGGGATACGGTTTCCCATTGCTTATCAACTATACCATCGTCCATCGACTTTTGCAAATCGTGGAACTCAATATGAGTGTACTGGTTGCCGTAGTTTACCGAGTCCGGCATAAAGAGGAGGCGCTGGACTCGTTGGCCGTCCAAGAGTACGTCAGCGGCCTTCAAGTTGCGGAGTGCCCCGCCTTCGTAGCGGGTGTGGGGTTTCATTTCCTCGCCGACTTCAACAGGGAACTTGGCACGACAGAAATCGAACTCAGAACGAGACATACTAAGCGACATCTCGACCGGTCTAATCTCGAACGGGTCGCCGTCATTGACGCCGTGGATTTCGACCGTCCAATCATTTTCACAACGCATGATTAGTTACTTGCCGCCTCTTGGGTGATTGCTGTAACAATTGCGTTCTGGCCAGACGCATATTCGTCTCTCCCGGTAGACACCAAATCTAACGTGAATTTGAACAACCACTGTCCCGTATGCGGGTCCCAGCCGGTCTGGTTCCCCAATTCACCAGACTTTACTATACACTCCATGCCCCCGTCTGGAGTTAACGGAGAAAGAACATCCACTTTTCCGTCGAGTTCGGTAAGACTCCGAAAATGAGAAATTTCTCCATGCAGCAAAACGCCAGTGGCGTGAAATTCCCAATTTTTGACGGTCTTAATCGAGACAGATTCTCCAGAACAGGTGTCCCCATACCTGTTGAGTTCTTTTTCTTTCATTTGAGTGAAATCTTCGGGGTAGAACTCGGGAGCAAAGGACCACGGCTTTCTCTGGGGGTTAATTTCAAATCCAAGCGGCTGATTAGGGCGCGACTGAACCGTATCTGGTTCTCCAATCGGTAGCGTTGGGGACATTAGTTATCTCTGCTGTCTGTGGATTTCGTGTCTGACTGCACCGACTCTGCATTAACCTCTGGAATGTCTTTAGCAGATTGTGCGCTGTTGACATCTTTTACCGTATCTTCGAGGCGTTTTTGCGAGGCGTAATCCGTGTCACCGCTATTGTCGAAGTTGTAGGACCGGTTGTCGTTGTAGACCGTAGTAGAGCCGCCACCGCCCATGCCACTACCGCCGACACCACCACCGCCGGGGTTGTCGGGGCCACCAGGGACGCCGGATGCGCCCATTGCACCGGCAGTCACCGCCCCGCCGATGAGCGTTGCGGCACCGAGGGTCAACATCCCGATTGCGGCTACGAGTGCGAGAGTCGCGGCGACCGCGCCCCACGTACTCATCTCGTAACTGAACATCATCAGGGTCGCGTCAGCGATGCCCGACGCCAGCGTCATGAAGCCGCCGTACAGGGCGTATATCATTCCCGCCGCTTTCCCGAGGACGTATAGCCAACTGATCATCGCAATGAGGCCGATAATGATTTGCGAGTTCAGGACTTCACTGATAAAGACCAGCAGGTTAAATAGCGGTGTGAACGCGGTCAAGACCTGCGAGATTGCCATCGAGACGTTGTACGCCGC